CAACTCAACATCAACATCCTTGAATCGACTCAGATTCACACCCAAAGATTTGGCACGGACGACCCGAATATAGTCTTTAATGCATGGCAGCTTTTGCCCGACCCATTGCTTCCAAAAGCATCGGACTTCAGCAAACTCCTCCTCGAAATGCGCTTCCATCGAGGAGAAGTCAGTGCCACACACAGGGCTATCACCGAAAAGCTCTTTCATCATGGCCGGCCTGCAGGAAGTGTCCTTCATCTTGACACTCCAGGGCAGGCCATAAATGGCATGGTCAAGGACACTCTGAATTGGCGCACAGAAAGCCTTGGCCTTATCGGTATACGAGTTAATTGCCCTAGGAAATTTGTATGTGTTATAAGACTCGCACTTTATGAACGATTTATTGAGCAAATCCTCATGGACCAAACCGCAAGAGTCCGATACCAACTGAGCAAATGCACTAATCTCGCCCTTGGTGTATTTCGAGTCAGCACTCCAATTCTCAAAGGACACATCCGTGTTTGATGGTAATACAGGGAAAAAATAACGAATGAAACACTTGGCAAAATCAAGATAACGTTTCCGCAATCGCGCATCAGACTCGGGCATCTTCCTCCCAAATCTGTGCATCGATGCAGCTATACAATTGTCCGGGCTCTTCAGGTCGGGCCTGGGTCTCACGACCCTGACCTCCCCACCACCACCAACGTACGGGCCATAAAAATATCCAACCGGCCTGCGGTCATCAACTTTATCGCCCTCGGCCCTCACTCGGATCTTCAACTCATCAACAGATTTGTTGATCTCACCGAGCGGGACGTCCCCGATCTGGTAGCCTAGAAGAACCGGGGCCGTGCCAGGCCTGGCACGACCCCGCCCGCAAAATTCACACCACGGTGCAAATCTCGCAGGCTATAGACAGACGCCATCCAAACCGCCGCAACCGCCATCGAGGCAACACCAACCGCATTCTCCATGGCTGATGAGTCTATATTGACGACTGCTATGCGCTTCATCTCCGTCGCGACGCGGTCAAGGGCATCTGTATCCGGCTTGTGATTGACGTAGTAGGCAAGGTGCATCAAGGAAAAAGACACACGTTCACTGCCATCATACAACAGCAGTGACTCCTCTTTCCGGCCAGCAACCGTGATGGTCGTCTTCCTACCATGACGGTCGTACGCCAGCACCACCCACTTCATCCGCATATAATTTGCCGGATACTTGAGGTCCACATGGGCAAAAGCATCACGCCTGCGGTCTATGAGGACATCATC